AGTAATGCATGGAGCTGACAAATACTAATCGGTCGAGGGCTTATCCTGACAGGTTGGGAATGGATGTGGAAGATACAAAAGAGGATTTCAGTGTTCAGTTTTGAAGGTATGAACCTATAATGACAAGGACGTCTGTTGAGAATTCAACAGACGTTTTTTGTTATTCCAGTTCACTCATGGAACCAAACAGGCAGATTCGTGCTTGCACGAAAATCTGCCTGTTTGGTCCCACGAAGGGAGCGCCGCTTCATGAGCAAAAGGAGCTGCGCAGCAGCGGAAAGCATCGAAGATGCGAGTTTGCGAATGGCGCGTGTGAACGGACGGCGAATGCAAAAACGCTCCGTAAGGATCGCACTGCGTCGGAATGGAAGGATGTCGCTTTCGCGACCCGACGCAGGCGAATATATCCCATAAGAAATGTAGTTGTTTACTACACTAAAGTCTGATATAATGTTTCTGGATTCCGGTCTGCAGGCTGCATTTGCAGGCGAAAGGAAGTTAAGAAAGGTTGATACGATATGTTGGAACAAATTAGACAGTCCATTGAACAGGCGCAGATGGTGCTTGTCGGGATTGGAACGGAGTTTGCAGTAAAAGAGGAAGCGCAGGAAGATCCTTTTTTTACAGAGCTTGCCAAGACCGCCCAGACAGATCCCGCTGCGGCAGCGCTGCTCGCATTTCATAAAAGCCAAAAGAAAGCGGGCGGCTGTGAAAAAGAACAGGTTCAGAAGGCATATGAAGTTCTGGCAGATCTTTTGAAGGATAAAAATTATTTTGTGATTTCTCTATGCAAGGACGGTTTGTTGGAACAGGCAGGACTGAAAGAAAATCGAATTCTGACGCCAGCCAAAGAGGGAGAGGAAGAAACGGATAGTGGAGTGTATCCGACAGACAGCTGGGAAACTTACACCAAATGGCTGCAGGGGACATTAAACAGAAATTTGGTGATTCTGGAGCTGGGCGTTGGGATGGAGCTGCCGCAGCTGATCCGTTTTCCGTTTGAAAAGGTTGCATATTTTAATCAAAAATCCTGTCTGTACCGGGTTCATTCCCATTTGTATCAGATGACGGAAGAGATTAAGGAGCGCGGATATAGTGTACCGATGCATCCGGTTACGCTGTTGCTGGAAGAAAAATAGTATTTCTAATAAATAATGAGGAACCAAATGATTGCAATTATCGACTATGATGCCTATCATATTTTTAAAAAGCGCATAAAATAAGGCTCTATGAGCATCGAAGATTGGCTTAAAAGCCGTTTTACTAATTATATACTAATTACAGTGCTTAGAATGAATACTTAGGGTACCGCAGTGGGATTCCATTACGGTACTCTTTTTTTATATTGTTTATAAGTTATCGAAACTGGAATATATTACCAGCACGATGCTTAACTGTTTTCATGTATAATCGATTTTGGAGTTAGGAGATGATTGTATATGAAAACAGTATGCGAAACTTGTGGCGTTCCTTTGAAATACTATGATACGGTTTCAAGAATTGTAAGAACGAAAGGGCGTATGACAACACATGTTCCAGTCCAAAGATTTAAGTGTCCTAGATGCAGAAGTATCCATAGAAATTTACCGGATCATATTTTCCCATACAAACAATATGAGGCGGATGTCATTATCGGGGTAATAGAAAATATCATTACCTGCGATACGATTGGATTTGAAAACTATCCTTGTGAAATGACAATGCTCCGCTGGAAAGCGCAAAATTTACACCGTCCTTTATGAAATGAATACACATTTTATGGAGGTGCAGTATGAGTAGTGAAGAACAAAGACTGGAGAGCAAAATCCATTATTTCGAGGACATGATGTTCAGATGTAAGGGATATGAATACCAGAAAGTTGAAACTATTAGAAAAGAAATATCTGATATGCGTATTCAATTACAAAAAATTCGATCTAGGAATACGAGAATGAGTCGCTAGCAGCGGCTCTTTCTTTTTGTGGTCATTCCACTGAGGTTGTTTTTACCATTGCTTATTTTTAATCTAGAATAGATTTCGCAAGGAGGAAATACATTATGGCAACTACAATCAGACCGGAATTATCCGAGAAAAATCCTTATTGGATTGAGAAACATCGCTACTACGAACTGAAGCATTTTTGTCTACAGTATCCAATTTGGAGAAAGGCTTATGCTTCTTTGGACGGTTTCAACAGCAAACCTGCTGACTGGGCTATGTTTATAGCGACAAACACGTTGGGTGATCCTACTGCGAAAGTGGGAATAGCAAGAGCATATTATTCAGAACGCACCGACATGATTGAGAGAGTGGCTGAGCAAACAGATCAGCAACTTGCTCCGTATATTCTGAAAGCCGTCACAGAAGGTTGGTCCTATGATATTTTGAAAGTTAGATTAGGAATCCCGTGTTGCAAAGATACTTACTACGAATTGTACAGACGGTTTTTCTGGTTGTTGAACCGGGAACGGAAGTGATTCGCGAGTTTTGCATTGTCCTTTATGAAAGGAGCGCGTAATGTATGAAAAGAACAGAATTCAAGAAATTAAAAGTCGGAGATTTAGTAGTCACAAATGGTATGTGCCGAAAAAACAAAGGAATCCTATGCAGAGTTACATATATTTGTGATGATGTAATTTGGATTTCTACAGTTAATGGCGAACCAAACTTTCATTTCGATGATTATTATACGGATTGGAGTGAGGTTACTTTTAGAGCGGTAAACGTGATATCAATAAAAACAGATTGAGTCCCAACAAGGGCTCTTTCTTTTTCTTCGCATTAAATACATGTCTCTTTATGAAAGGAGTGATATTATGTTATCAATTAAAAAATTATTCGATGGTGAAGCATCAGTTAGACTTGCTACTGGAGATGTGCTGAAAAGTCTTACTAAAGAACTTATGAGGGACGATATTTCAATAGAATCTAAGCGATTTATTTATGATGAAATTTGTAAAATGAAATTAGAAGCGGATTCTTGGGAGGATAGTAATTCCCGTTATTGGTTTAAAATTGGTAAGTGTTGCGGTGTATCAATCGGTATAGTTGCGGGCGCTGGTGCGTTTGCTATTGGTGAAATGATTGGTAAACTTATCAGTTCGAAGATTGAGTCCTAACAAGGGCTCTTTCTTTTTATCCTAGATTAGAAAACAGGACGGAGGTTACCGGAAAACATGCTAATTTGATATTTGAAAAATTGCCGGATGGTGATTTTTAGAAAACTTTTTGAAAGGAGGGAGACTATGAGTTTAATAATCGTATTACTGATCGGTGTTGTTATCGGAATGCTCGTATCGAGATTTATATTCAGAGAGAAACCGGTAGGTTCGCTGAGGGTCGACGAATCAGATCCAGACAGTGGACCTTATTTATTTCTCGAATTAGATCGTTCCGGGGCAGATGCGATATATAAGAAACGCTATGTCTGCTTACGGGTTGAGCTGAAAAATTATATTTCGCATAAATAACACTTTCTATTATGGAATGAACCTAATAATTATTTGAAAGGAGAACCGAAATGGAAGAACAAGACATTAAAGAATTATTGAGTTGGGAGATCGCAGCACAGATTCAAGCTTTATCTGAAATGGACTCCGGAAGCAAAGAAAAATCGATGGCGATCGATGATCTGACGAAGATTTACAAGCTGAGAATCGAGGAGAACAAGAGCGTATGGGATGCCGACGAGAAATACAATCGACGTGTTATGGATGACGAGTCCAATGCAAAAGATTGTGATTTCAAAGAGCGGCAGATCGCAGAGCAGGTTAAGGATCGATATTTCAGAATCGGTATTGCAGCAGCAGAATTATTGATCCCATTGATGTGTTATGGCATCTGGATGAATAAAGGATTTAAGTTTGAAGAAACTGGAACATTTACATCGTCAACATTCAAAAGTTTGATCAACCGTTTTAGACCTACTAAGAAATAAAACGGAGAATTCCAAACGTTGGGGACGTGCGTAATACATGTCCCTTTCGTTTTTGCTTCGCGTATTTTACAAGTGTTTTTATGGAAAGGAGTGACTTTATATGAGTAAAATCTACATTGAAGTACCAAAAACCACAAATATGACCACGGTAAGTGTACCTTGCGGGAAGGAGGACGATTACTTATGGCAGTTTACAGTAATGTTTGAAGAATGCGAGTATTTGCAGAAACGGATTGTAACCGTATTGGACAACAACTGTGAAGAAGGCGAAGAACCAGCAATTCAGAGTCAAGTTGTTAAGAACGAGAACGATCGTAAAACAGAGTTTGAATACCACATCGATCAAGCAGGATTGAAAGCTGACGTGACAATTATAGTATTCTTCTGTAAGGGGAACAGGATTATTACAGTCGAGTGGTAACCGTATTTCAGGAGATGTGATCAATATTACATCTCCTTTTCTTTTTACGTGAAAAATACATGGCTCTTTATGAGAGAATAAAGCTTTATCTCTTGAACAGATTAACTATGGTCGTTATACTAATAATACCAGTATAGCGAGCAGACAAATTTGAAAGGAGATTTTAGCATGAGTATTTTTAACGAAAAACAGATCAAGGCAATGGAGAGCGGAACATATATCTGCTCTGAGTGTGGAAAAGTAATGGAATTTGAAGACAAGTGGGAGGACACATTAGTATGCCCTCACTGCGGACACAGCGTAGATTTGGATGATTACGGCTGTGAAGGAGATAATAAGTACGAAAACGTATATCCAACCAGAGAGGAAGTTCTGGAAATTGCCAAAGAGGATGATTGTCCGGAAAATAAGTAAAAATATTGGCTAAATACGAGAAGGGTCTTAGAGAAATCTAAGGCTCTTTTCTTTTTTTGGGGCAAGGGGAGTAAATATGCGGTACCATTATCAAAAGCCAGACATCTATTTGTCGATGTACGGTGAACTTTATATTTGCAATCATCCTGTGTATGATCGTTGCACTCTATTTACGATAGGGAATAAAGGTCTCGCAGTGATTCAGCAGCGATTTAGTGCCGATACAAAAAGTACATATTGGACAGAGGTTGATTCGTGGTTGACTGACTCTTTATATTTACATCCAAAATTCAAGGAATATTTTGATAGCCGCTCCGGGGAGTGTACGGACGGACTATATCCGACGGTCACTATAAGACAAATAATGTGGGCATTAAAAATGAAGCCAATACAGCGTCAACGATGGGAAACATGTTTCGATAGACGTGAGATTTGAACGCACTTTTTACAAAGACTTTTATGGAAAAGGAACTAAATAATTTCACATAAAGGAGAATGAAAAATGATTGAAACTTATGTATCTATCGGAAAAGTAACTGATTATGCGATTGGTGTTCTTAAGTATTTCGCTACAGCAAGTTCGATTTTACTGATTAGTATTATCGGAGCTTTGACGGCGTGGATATTTTTGAGTGCGGTCGGTATGATCGTTGCCATCTTAGGTATAATAGCAGCAACTATTGCGTTGACTTTGGGGATTTATGAGTTACATATCCAAAAGAGACGGAGACGCTAACAACGTCTCTTCTTTTTCGCCAAAATAACAGTTCCTTTTATGAAGAACCGAAGCTTTGAAAGGAGTAAAAGGAGCATGGACGAAATGAGAATAGTATCGAAATTCACGAGGGGGATTATTTCTAAAGCAATAAAGATGGTAATACGCAAGAAAACTGGATACAACATTGATATTCAGTTGAACGAGGCTATTACCACTATAAGTGACGGAAAGACTCATCTTCATCTGGATGTAGATGCAGAACTCGATAAAGACGAGCTGATGAGCATCTTAAAGAGTATTGGTTTAAATTAACCGAGAGGGGCGAACACAACGCCTCTTTCCTTTTACTTCGCAAAATTTACAAGGCATATTATGAGAGATAGACAGTAGCTCAGTTGGGAGAGCGCGAGACGATTAAAGTCCCGAAGTCGATGGTTCGAGTCCATCCTGTTTCTCTTTTATTTTTGCAGAAAGGAGCGGACGGATGTCTATCGAACAACTTGACTTATTGCTATGCGATACGTATCAGATGGATGCGTGGTTTCCATTCAGTTGGAAATGGAAGAGAGAGCTTGAAAAATCGAGCTATTCGGTATGGGCTATTGACGAGTTGAAAAGATACATCGTCGGTAGACTTTATCCAAAGAAATCTGGATCGGTTGAGGATTTCATCATATTTGTTGGCGACTTCCGGCGAATGATGAATCGGTTTTCAAAAATCAACCCGGATAACAATTTTATGTTTTCAGTAGCAGTGGACATATCCACAGATGTCCTGGATTTATTACATGCTATGAAATAAAAACGAAAGGAGAACATGATGAAGAAACTAAATCTTCAAAGACTCGCTCATAGGTCAAAAATCTATCTGAGAAAAGCATCACCGACAATATTGTCTGGATTTGGTGCGGCTGGTGTTATTGCAACATCTATATTAGCAGTCAAAGCAACGCCGAAAGCTATTCGTAGAATTCGCAATGATAGTTGTGTTAAGCACGACGGAGATCCGAATGCTTATAGCAAGCTCGAAGCGGTTAGATCAGCATGGGTCTGTTATATTCCGGCAGCAATCAGCGGAACAGCAACGATATTCTGTATATTTGGAGCGAATGTGCTGAGCAAACATCAACAGGCGGCGCTCACAAGTGCTTATGCATTACTGAATGATTCCTATAATAATTATAAGGATAAATTAAAGGAATTGTACGGTGAAGAGGCTCATCAGAAAATTATTGATGCTATTGCAGCAGAAAAGGCTAAGGATGTTTACATCACATCGACAGGATTATTAAGAAATAGTTCACTCGATTTTGATGAGCATGATCCGAACGATGAACGATTATTTTATGATGTGTTTTCGAAGCGATATTTTGAAAGCTCCATCAATAGGGTTATTCAGGCAGAATATCATTTGAACCGTGATTTTGTTATAAGTGGTTATTTGCCTGTGAATCATTTCTACGAGTTTCTTGGTCTTGCGCCATTGGAGAGTGGAAATTCTGCTGGATGGAGTATTGATGACGGGGTATATTGGATCGATTTTAATCATTCAAAAGTAACGTTGGATGACGGGCTTGAAGTGCTGGTTATAGATATGGATTGGGTTCCGGATGTCGGATGGGATGCTGAGTAAGCTTGGTCATTCGCATAAATCACAAGCTGTATTATGAAAGGAGAGTGTCATCATGAACAATAAAAGCAAATGGATTAAGGCTATTGGAGTGGCAGCAACCGTAATCGGTGTAGGTGTAAATCTTATCACCGATTGGGTAAATGAACAGAAAATGGACGAGAAAATTGAAGAAAAGGTCAGCGAAGCACTTGCCAGAAGAGACAATGATGAAGCGGAGGAGTCCTAACAAGACTCTTTCGCTTTTTCTTTTGGAGGAGACAAATGGAATCACCGACTGAAAGAGCCATTTATACTGTCCGTTATGCTATTGAAACAATGCCTGTAACTCAGCGTGGATATAACTTTGAGCAGGCAAGTTATATGAGATGGGCTGGAAGAGAAGTGTTAATACGACTCTGCAAACATCCAGAGATACCACCACTGATCGTGATTGAATCGTTTCGAGACGAATGTGATTCATATTCATGTGTGAATCCTAGGACAAGTTATGTTTTTTCTTGTGCAAAAGATATGGCGGAATGGATTATCGACCTGCTGATTTCATAGGTACCAAAATAATTTTTTATATTTTGAAAGGAGAACATCAATATGTGTGTAAGAGAAATGACTTTAGGAGAGGAAATTATCAGCTTAGCCGGGAAAGGTGTTGATATTCCGACTGTAGAGAGAATGTATAGAAAGTATATCAATCTCAGTGCGAATAAAGAAGCAACTCAGGCATGTGCAGAATACTGTAAGGCTGATGTTGAGGCTTTAGTGCAGATTTTCAATGCTATTTTTGGAAGCAATCCGTTTCTTCCAGATGATATTTCCACGGGCGATCAGATTGAAATTCCGCTTGGAAAACTCGGAAACTTTACAGCAACGGTTCAGAAAGTTACGAACGATAAAGTATTGTTCATTTTTGATGATTATGTTGCTAAGCGCCCGATGAACGAAGACGGTGGCAATGTTGGTGGATATGATATGTCTGATCTGAAAAAGTGGATTGATACCGAGCTGTACAATATGTTTCCTGCGGTTCTTAAGCAGAGAATGACCGGTTTATCAATCCCGACTCTGGGAGAGATTTGCGGCTGGGGTGATGAGTGGGATCGAGACCACATCGAAGCAGATGGAGACGAACAGCTCCCTCTTATGAAACAGAGACGAAACCGAGTTGCTTATTACAAGAACGATTGTGCGTGGGGCTGGCTCCGCAATGCTACCGAAAAGGAGTTTTCTTCGGTTGCCTTTGCCGGTGTGAACGACGGTGGCTATGTGGCCTACTACGGCGCTTCGGCCTCTTATGGAGTTCGTCCGGAGTTCTGGTTGGTTAGATAAATCGAGACCTTGTGCCCCGTTTATATTTTATGGAGGATAGACTGAAATGCGGAAACCTAATTTGACTAAGATCTGTAGAAGTGTAAAAACAGCTACAGTAAAGCATAGTCCTGAAATTCTCACAGGAATTGGAATTGCTGGAATGGTTACGACTACCATAATGGCAGTACGAGCTACCCCTAAGGCAATCAGACTATTAGAGGATGAAAAGCATCGTCAGAAAGCAGATAAACTGGAGCCGATTGATGTTGTTAAAGTGGCTTGGAAATGTTATATTCCTGCGGCGGTTACTGGAACAGTATCAGTAGCTTGCCTTATTGGAGCAAGTTCCGTTAATGCCAGAAGAAATGCGGCACTGACCGCAGCGTATACCATTTCCGAATCAACATTGAGAGATTATCAGAAAAAGGTATTAGAGACAATCGGTGAGAAAAAGGAACAGACGATTAGAGATGAGGTTGCTAAAGAACGTCTGAAAAGAGAACCTGTTGAGAATAAAGAAGTTATCGTCACAGCAAAAGGTGATACTTTATGTTTCGACGCTGTGTCCGGGAGATATTTCAAATCCGATATTGACAAGCTGAAAAAAGCCGAGAATAAATTAAATCGGCAGATGATGGATGAGATGTATATTTCCCTTAATGATTTTTATTATGAAATTGGACTGGAGCCGATTAAACTTGGCGATGATCTTGGATGGAATATCGACAATGGCTATATCGATCTGAGATTCAGTTCCCAGCTTGCTACGGATGATACGCCATGTCTTGTGATCGATTACGGATACGGACCCAGATACGATTTCCGTAATTTAATGTAGCAGTTCGCAGAATTTACAAACACTATTATGGAAGAACCACATATTTCAAATCTGAAAGGAGAACATATTATGGAGAACAACGAAATCATGAACAACAACGAAGAGGTTATCGAAACAACTACTGAGGAGATCGTGAAGGCGGCTTCTAATGGCGGTATGAAGAAAGCGACAACTATCGGATTAGCTATGATTGCAGGTGCATTAACCTACAAATTTGTAGTTGTTCCGGCAGCAGCAAAATTCAAAAACTGGCGTGAGAATCGTAAAACGGTTGTAAATCAGCAGCAGGACGATATAATCGACGAAGAGTTCGAAGAAGACGATGAGGAAACCGAGGATGATTCTTTATAAGAATTGAATCGATGATTCTGACAGAGGGAGAGTACCTATAACAGGGTGCTTTCCCTTTTTGCTTTTTAAGGGAGATGAGAAATTATGAATACTAAAAAATTGATTGCGCATATCGGTTTTGTTATTGGAATTCTCGGAGTTGGATACGCGATAGGCGCAAACGACAAATTGAAAATTGTTAGTAATATCGTTAATAAATCTGTAGATTCGATTATTGCTGACGGAAAAGTTGATATTTCAAACGAGATAATCGAGGATGTTATCTGTACTAAAACGATGGACATCGTACGAGATCGAGCCAGATTCAAAGTTGATGAAGCATGTGACGAGGTGATTCGTAATGTCAAGACTGAGATGTACGTCAAGGTTTCTGATGCAGCTGTGAAAGCCGTAAATGCTACGTATGAGGGTATGAAAAGAGAAGCGAAAGATCAGATTCAAAAGGAGTTGCGTAATATTGATGTTTCAAGCTTAAAGGAAGAAGTAAAAGCTGATGCAGCTGAATTAGTTCAACAAAAGTTATCATCCCAGATGGACGATATCCTCGAGTCATATAACACAAACCTCATGAACGTTCAGACTATATACAGCTCAATCGCCAAAGCCATGAGTGGAAATTGAAAGGAGAAAATGGAAATGAATGAAATTATGAAATTGAATGCTCTTAGCATTGTAGCTGGATCAGTAGCTGTTGCTGTAGCTTGTAAGGTGACCAAATCCCCATGGTGTCTAATGGGATTAGCGTTAATTCCCACATTCGGATATAAGTCATCCAGTAACTAATTGAAAGGAGATTTAGAGATGGAGGAATACAAATCCAATTCCCATAAATCACGACAGAACCAGAATGATGATATTCCGGAGAAAAGAGTTGAAAAGGTTGTCAGTGGTTCTGTCAAATCGAAGAAAAAGAATGGTCTTCAGAAGATTACAAACGTATTTGTTCCGGAAGATGTAGACGATGTAAAAAGCTATATTTTTGAAGACATCGTGGTTCCGGCCGTAAAAGATATTATCTTGGATGCTGTCAGAGCATTCCTTGGTGTTAGCGGAAACTCAAGGGACAGGAGATCGTCAACGTCATCCAAAATTTCTTACCGTAAGTATTATGACGATCGGGATCGACGAGATTCGGGAAACGTATCAAGAACACGAACTGGATACGATTACGATGATATCATTCTGGAATCTCGTGGCGAAGCAGAAGATGTCCTGGAAAGAATGGACGAGCTTATTGCTACATACCAGGTAGTTAGTGTTGCTGACTTCTATGATCTGGTTGGCGTTTCTGGCAACTATACAGACAATAAATACGGTTGGACCGATATTCGGAATGCATCTGTAATTCATGTGAGAGACGGATACATGATTAAACTTCCGAAGGCATTACCGTTGAACTAGGAGGGATATTTATGTACGAATCAGATGATAAAATGGTGTCTCATCCGAGCCATTATCAGTCAGAAACAGGTTTGGAAGTGATCGATGTTATTGAGGCATTCACTTTCGATTTAAAAGGTATCGAAGCGACCGATACTGGTAACATTATCAAGTATGCGTGCCGCTGGAAAAATAAAAACGGCATTCAGGATTTGAAAAAGATCATGTGGTACACGCAGCACTTGATCGATCATTTAGAGAAGAAAGAAAAAATTGAAGAGGAGAATAACTGATATGAAGAAAGAAGAAATCATGAAAAACGTTTCCACGACCTTCAGCAAAGTAAGTGTGAAACTTAAGAAGCATAGCCCTGAGATTCTGGTAGTGGCTGGTGTTGTTGGCACTGTTGCAAGTGCTGTTATGGCTTGCCATGCAACTACTAAGTTGGACAGCGTATTGGAGAAGTCTAAGAAAGATATTGATACCATTCATAAATGTGCTGAAAATGAGGAACTGGCGGCGGAGTATTCTAAGGACGACGCAAAGAAAGATTTGACTATCGTTTATGTACAGGCTGGTGTAAAAGTCGCTAAGCTCTATGCTCCTGCTGTTGCTCTTGGAACATTATCTATCGCAAGTATTGTTGCATCTCACAATATTCTCAAGAAGAGAAATGTAGCACTGGCAGCCGCTTATGCAACTGTGGATAAAACTTTCAAGGAGTACAGAAATCGGGTGGTTGAGCGATTTGGCGCGGAGGTTGATAAAGAACTTCGCTACAACATCAAAGCAAAGAAATTTGAGGAAACTGTAACTGATCCAGACAGTGGTAAAGAGAAAAAGGTGAAGTCTACCGTAGATGTAGCAGCACCTTCTACGAACGATTATGCCCGTTTCTTTGACGATACTTGTGAGGCGTACGAATCCAATATGGATTACAACCTTATGTATCTGCGTTCTCAGCAGAATCTGGCAAACGACAAGCTCAAGGCTAATGGATATTTATTCCTTAGCGATGTATACGATCAGCTCGGTATTAAGCGTACTAAGATGAGCCAGACTGTTGGTTGGATTTATAAACCGGAGGGAAATGAAAACGGCGACAACTTCGTTGATTTCGGTATTCTGGAAACCAACCGTGAAACTGAAGATGGCGGTTACGAGAAAGCTATTCTTATGGAGTTCAATGTAGACGGACCGATTCTCGATCTGATCTAATTTTGTGAGGAGGATACATATGCGAAATTGTATTCGTATGGTAATCCTTCCTACTCTTTGCGTATTTGCGATTATTTGCACAGGTTTTGTCTGCTCAGCAGAACGGGTAAATCAGTACGAGTATATCGAAATGCAGCCGACTTTAAAAGCTGAACCTATTGATCCTATTGTAATTATTTCTGAGCAACCCTTAGAGGAAACGGTGTCGGCAGTTGAAATCGAAGAGTATGTGGAGGATACGCTATTGCCGCAGGAAGATATTGAGCTAATCGCTCTTGTAACTATGGCAGAAGCTGAGGGCGAATGCGAGGAAGGAAAGCGATTAGTGATCGACACCATCTTAAATCGTGTAGATTCTGTATATTTCCCGGATACAGTGCATGGCGTTATATATCAGGCAAATCAGTTTTCATCCATGTGGAATGGGAGAGTTAATAAGTGTTTTGTGGACGATGATATTTGCCAGTTAGTTGAAGAGGAACTGCAATCCAGAACCAATGTGGATACGATATTCTTCACGGCTGGTGGATATGGAAAATACGGAACACCAATGTTTCAAGTAGGTAATCATTATTTTTCAAGTTATGAATAGAAAGGAGTCCTAAAACTATGACAGGTTTCATGGGATTAACATTTTCAGCATTTGCTGGCATTTGCTTTGTTAGTGGTCTAGCCGTTCTTATGGGCGGAAAGGAGCATCACTGATGGATGGCATTGGAAATTTTATATCCATGATGGATTACATACTGGATACTAAGAGAAAAAGACATATTACAGGGGGCATTCTATTGAGTGCATCTTTACTTTTTGGTGGGCTTGCTCTCACTGTTATGACAATTCAGAACGAGGAGGATGAGGATGAGTAATAAATCTCTGTTTTCTTTAGCATTTATCATCGGCACTGTAACTGGTTCGGTAGCGACGTGGTATTTGCTTAAAGATAAATACGAAGCTCTTGCGCAGGAAGAAATTGACTCTGTAAAAGAGGTTTTCTTAAGACGTGAGCAGGAATTGAAAGATCAGTCTGTAAAAAAGACTGTTGCCGAAGGCATTAAAGATGCGGACAAAGAAAAACCAGATCTTAAAGAGTATGCAAGGCGATTAGAAAAAGAAGGATACACCAGATATTCTGATTTCGGATCAGATAAGGAAGAAAAGCCTGTTTCCGAAGCCGGTCCGTATGTGATTCCGCCGGAGCAGTTTGGTGATGATGAAGAGCATGAGCAGATCAGCCTTACATACTATGCAGATGGTGTGCTAGCTGATGAAAATGATGAAGTAATTGAAGATGTGGAAGATGCTGTTGGAATTGATTCTTTGAATCATTTTGGAGAGTATGAGGACGATTCTGTCTTTGTTCGTAATGACGCAAGAAAGTGCGATTATGAAATTCTCCTTGATCAGAGGACCTATTCTGAAGTGGTTGAAGATATGCCACATCAGATGGAGGTATGATGACACGGGATGAGCTGAACAATGCATATTTTGACTGGATGTACCAGCTCGTATGTGACGATGAATATTCGCGAGGTTTGTCGTATCGTAAGTTGTTATCTTTGCTTCACGATACAGATTTCACGTATACGATTGCTCTTGATGGCAACCGCTATGACGATGGAATCGATCTTCGATATAGATTCGGAAACGAGCAAGGATACCGGGATAATATGATTGCGAGTTATTTGGATAATCGTCCGTGCAGTGTTTTAGAAATGATTATTGCCCTTGCTATACGCTTAGAAGAGCACATCATGGATGATCCGGACATCGGTAACCGAACCGGTCAGTGGTTTTGGGATATGATCGTGAGTCTTGGCTTAGGTTCTATGTCTGATTCCAAATTTGACAAGGCGTATGCCATCGATGTTATTCGGCGATTCCTGAATCGTGACTACGAACGGGATGGCAAGGGTGGTTTATTCACAATCGAGCATTGCAGATATGACATGAGAGATATTGAGATTTGGTATCAGGCTAACTGGTATCTCGACAATGTCAGATAGGAGGACGTTATGAGCCATAGCGAGGTATACAAGTGGTTCGAGTTATATTTTCCTCAGTACGCTGGGGATAAGGTAGAAACCTGGTTCCAGAACGGAAAGAACAGTATTCGCATCCGTCAGAAGAACCATCAGGAATTTATATTTACATTCAATAATGAAGGAAATTGGCGGTTTGAGACTGTCGAAAGCTTCATGAATGGATTAAGAGGAGGTAAGAAATAATGGGCGAAATGCTTACTTATATTTTCAGTAGTTTACAGTCATCAGAGAAAAGACTGGATGTTGTCACAAGAGCGGTCCGTAAACAGAGGAGCTTTAACAAGCAGCTTACAATCTTTGCTGTTATGACAACTGCAAACTTGGTTGTTATGAAGATCGAACAGAAGGATCAGGCACTGCGTATCAGAAAACTGGAAAAGGAAATCGAGGAACTTAAGCGTCCGGAAGGAGAGTAAAAAATGCGATGATCGACTTTATGGTGATTTCAACACGTTCAACGAAACGTGGAGTAATAGAAATCTATCCAAAGTTCATTATTAAAAAAAGCACCGATCTAATGATTCGAGGTGGTGATTTCTATGCTATCTGGATTGAGGAACGTGGTTTATGGTCTACGGACGAGCAAGATGCCTTGCAGCTCATTGACCGCGAACTGGATAGATATGCTGAGGAGAACCGCCAGCGTTTTAACTCCGATATTAAAGTCCTGCATATGTGGGATGCCGAGTCAGGTATGATCGACTCATGGCATAAGTATTGTCAGAAACAGATGAGAGACAGCTTTCATACGTTGGACGACAAACTTATATTTTCCAATACAGAAACTAATAAAAAAGACTACGCCAGCAAAAAGTTGAATTATCCGCTTGAAGCTGGCGATTTGTCTGCCTATGAGAAATTGATGTCCACGTTATATTCAGAAGAAGAGCGGACAAAAATTGAGTGGGCTATAGGGTCAATCGTATCTGGAGAATCCAAAAAACTGCAAAAATTTATGGTTTTATACGGAGCTGCTGGAACAGGTAAATCCACGGTTCTTAACATTATTCAGCAGCTTTTCGACGGATATTATTCTGTATTTGATGCAAAAGCACTTGGATCTTCCAGCAATTCATTTGCATTGGAAGCATTTAAAACAAACCCTCTGGTTGCTATTCAGCATGATGGCGATTTATCGAGAATTGAAGATAACACCAGATTAAACAGTTTGGTATCTCATGAGCTGATGACTGTGAATGAAAAATTCAAGTCTACATACGCAAACCGGTTTAAATGTTTCCTGTTTATGGGAACGAATAAGCCGGTCAAGATTACGGATGCGAAGTCTGGTCTGATTCGAAGATTGATTGATGTGTCGCCGTCTGGAAATAAGCTGAACCCCAAAGAGTACAAAACGATTGTGAAGCAGGTGGAATTTGAGTTGGGAGCTATCGCTTATCATTGCCAGGAAGTATATTTGGGTAATCCTGGTCGTTATGACGATTATATCCCGATCACGATGCTTGGTGCATCTAATGATTTTTACAACTTCATCATTGATTCATACCATGTATTTAAGAAAGAAGACGGGACAACTCTGAAAGCTGCATGGGAGATGTATAAAACATACTGTAATGATGCCAAGGTCGGATTCCCGTTTTCACAGAGGGTATTTAAAGAGGAACTCAAAAACTATTTTCATGATTTTCAGGAACGCTTCAACCTTGATGATGGAACTCGTGTCAGAAGCTATTACATTGGATTCAGGACAGAAAAATTTGAAGAAGGAACTGTTGACGAAAAAGAGGAAGCAGTCAAATCGACACTGATCCAATTTGATGGCACCAAATCCGTATTTGATGATGTGTGTTCGGAATGCCCTGCACAGTATGCGTCTGAAAATGAAACGCCACAGAAGAAATGGGACTCTGTTCACACAAAATTGGCTGAAATTGATACAAGAAAACTCCATTATGTGAAAGTTCCGGAGAATCATATCGTAATTGACTTTGATATTCCGGATGAATCTGGAAACAAGTCATTTGAAAAGAATTTAGCTGAAGCAAGTAAGTGGCCGCCGACCTATGCTGAGCTTAGTAAATCGGGACAAGGTATACATCTTCATTATATTTATACTGGTGACCCGACGCAGCTTAGTAGAGTATATGACGACCATATTGAAGTTAAGGTGTTCACAGGCAAAAGCTCGTTGCGACGTATGCTGTCAAAGTGTAATAATTTGCCTATCGCAACAATTAGCTCCGGTTTACCGCTGAAAGGAGAACAAAAAATGGTAAATTTTGAAGCGATTAAGAGCGAGAAAGGGCTTAGAACACTAATCAAACGGAATCTTAATAAAGAGATACATCCGGGAACTAAGCCCAGTATTGATTTTATTTACAAAATACTGGAAGATGCGCATGGAAGCGATTTGAAGTACGACGTCACAGACATGCGCAATGCAGTATTAGCCTTTGCAGCGAATAGCACTCATCAGGCAGATTACTGTATTAAGTTGGTCAACAAAATGCAGTTTAAATCCGCAGATCCGTCCACAGCGGTTAAAAATGATGATGCAAAGCTGGTATTCTATGATATTGAGGTTTTTCCAAACTTATTTCTTGTAAACTGGAAAATCGAGGGTGAGGGAAAGCCTGTTGTAAGAATGATTAACCCGTCTCCGAGTGAGATCGAGGAGCTGATGCGGTTCAGACTTGTCGGTTTCAACTGCCGGAGATACGATAATCATATTTTGTATGCCAGATTGATGGGTTATACAAATGAACAGTTGTATAACCTGTCACAGAAAATTATCAGCGGAAGTCCGAACTGTTTCTTTGGAGAGGCGTACAACGTATCCTATACTGACGTGTATGATTTCGCTTCGGCTGGTAATAAGAAGAGTCTTAAGAAATTGGAAATCGAGATGGGCATTCATCATCAGGAGTTAGGACTTCCATGGGATCAGCCTGTTCCGGAGGAGCTTTGGGTAAAAGTTGCTGAGTATTGTGATAACGATGTTATCGCTACCGAGGCGGCTTTTAATTATTTAAAGGCTGATTGGACGGCGAGACAGATTTTGGCAGATTTAGCTGGAATGACTGTAAACGACACGACGAACAGTCTCACAACCAAGATTATATTTGGCGGAAATCGAAATCCTCAGGACGAATTCCATTATAGAAACTTAGCTGAACCGGTTACAAGTCTTGATAAGGAAACTGAGGAGTTTTTAAAAGAAGCCTGCCCGGAGATGATGGCTGAACCGCATTATGGATGGAAGTACGACGGAAAAGAAGAAGTGCCATTTGAATCGGCAAGTTTACTTCCATATTTTCCGGGATATAAATTTGATCACGGGAAATCAACATATCGCGGTGAAGATGTAGGCGAAGGTGGATTTGCACAGGGATTTCCAGGCATGTATGGTAATGTTGCACTTCTTGATATTGCTTCCATGCATCCGCACAGTATTATTGCAGAGGTATTGTTCGGTCCAAGGTTCACAAGAGCGTTCATGGAAATCGTAGAGGGTCGTGTAGATATTAAGCATGAAGCATGGGACATTGTAAATACGATTCTAGGTGGAAAGCTTACGCCTTATATTCAGAAAGTTCTGGACGGGGAGATGACGTCAAAGGATTTGGCGAATGCGTTAAAGACCGCAATCAATTCCGTATATGGGCTTACATCTGCGTCTTTCGACAATCCGTTCAGAGATAAGAGAAACATTGACAATATCGTTGCTAAGCGTGGTGCGTTATTCATGATTGACTTGAAGAATGAGGTGCTGAGTCGTGGATTTACCGTGGCACACATCAAGACGGACTCCATTAAGATTCCGGATGCCACACCTGACATTATTCAGTTTGTTATGGATTTCGGTAAACGATACGGCTACACATTTGAGCACGAGGCTACGTATGATCGCATGACATTGGTTAATGATGCAGTTTATATTGCAAAGTATAAGGATGCGGATAATTGTAAGGCTCTGTACGGTTACATTCCTGACGACAACAAGAAAAAGGGTGGAAAATGGACTGCGACAGGCACTCAGTTCCAGATTCCATATGTATTTAAGAAGCTGTTCAGCGGAGAAAAAATTGTGTTCGAGGATATGTGCGAGACTAAATCCGTGAGCAGCTCTTTATATTTGGATTTGAACGAGCATCTACCGGACGTATCTCAGTACGAGAAAGAATTTAGCAAAGCGGAAAGCGATTACAAGAAGGGCCTGCTTTCTGACATAACATTTGAAACAACTTGTCAGAAGCTTACACAATTGATTGAGAAAGGACACGATTATCACTTCATTGGAAAGGTTGGTCAGTTCTGTCCGATGAAAGATGGATATGGGGCTGGACTTCTGATGCGAGAAAAAGACGGTCGTTACTATGCTGCAACTGCTTCTAAAGGTTATCGCTGGATGGAATCGGAGATGGTAAAAGGACTCGGTAAGGAAGACGGTATTGATCGTTCCTATTATGACAAGCTGGTTGACGAGGCAGTAAAAACTATTTCACAGTACGGCGACTTCGAGTGGTTCGTGTCGGACGATCCGTATGTTCCAGAGCTTGGCGCAAATGACGCTGATGTTGATTGTGTTGTTCCATGGGCGATGCCTTGTGGAGAGGATAAGTATCGGACATGCTTCGACTGCCCACATATCAACAACGATAACTTCCACATAGATTGTGATCTTGATTACGATATTTCAGATATCGTGATGAAGCACGCAATGAATCCGCCGGAAAATTAGAAAAAATAAAGGAGAATTTAATCATGGCAAGAGCAAATATAAATGAGCTGATTATCGAAAATGCTCGTATTATGTTCAGAAATTTCAGAGGAGAGGAAACTAAGTACAACAGAGCTGGTAACCGTAATTTTTGTGTTGTAATCCCAGACGTAGACCAAGCACAGAAACTCGGCAAAGATGGATGGAATGTAAGAATTCTTCCACCGAGAGATGAAGATGAAGCACCTCTTCACTATATTCAGGTAGCAGTTCGATTCGATAACATTCCGCCGAATGTATATATGGTTACCAGAAGAGCTAAAACAAAGCTGGATGAAGAATCTGTATCTTCTCTTGACTATGCTGAAATCAGAAATGTTGATCTGATTATCAGTCCGTCAAAGTGGGAAGTGAACGGAAAATCCGGCATCAAGGCATATTTGAAGACCATGTATGTCACGATTGAAGAAGATGTGTTTGCTGAGAAATATGCGGATGAAGAGGAGCCTCCGTTCGCATAAATCATATTTTGAGGGTGTCGGTGTCAAAGCCGGCACTCTTACTTTATGAAAGGAGAAAAATTATGTTTTGGAATAAGAAAAAACCGAAGTCAAAACCACAGATTAAAACGACGGTTCCTAAAACATTCAAAACAAAAGAACCACCGCCTAAGTGGAAACCAACTTTCGGAGAATCGAAAAAGAATGATGAGAAATCACCAGAAGTAACTGTAAAATCCGAACCGAAAATTGACTGGGAAGATAAATTCTTAAAATCTTTCCAGAAACTTACATACAGGCATCGAGCGTGGGACGTGTGGAGAGATTATATTCTACTTCACGCATGTTCCATCTCGAATGTTTTGGACAAGGAAAACTATGACCAAAGAGAGAAGCGATATTTGAAAATTATTCATCAGTATTCCAAAGAAGAACAGGCTATATTTCCAGAATTAGCAGCATACACCACTATGGCACTGGATCAGAACCAGGAACAGGATTTCCTCGGAAAAATGTTTATGCGGCTGGATCTTGGAAATCGTTCGACGGGTCAATTCTTCACGCCCTATCATGTGTGTGAGCTTATGGCTGAAGTGGTGGCTACCGATGCTTTAGAGAAGATAGAGAAATATGGTTATATTTCGATTAACGATCCATGTTGCGGTGCTGGAGCAACTTTAATTGCTGGTGTGCATGTGATACGAAAACAGCTGGAGCATTGTAATCCGCCGAGGAACTACCAGAATCATATTTTAGTAGTTGCACAGGATGTTGATGAAATTGTTGGACTAATGTGTTATATCCAAATCTCGCTTCTTGGATTGTCAGGATTTATAAAAATAGGTAACTCGATAACTGATCCGATGTCTACGGACGATTCATCTGAAAATTATTGGTATACGCCTATGTATTTCTCAGATGTATGGAGCACAAGAAGAACGCTCCGTCAGATTAACAAGTTATTTGGAAAGGGTGATGACGAATGAAAAAAAGATATTCTATTCCAAAAGAGCAGTGTACGTGCAGCATCAGCGAGCTTTATGACAATGTTGCTAAAATCATGGACGTTTCAGATTTAAGCAAGGTCGTGTACGATTGTCGTAAATTATCTATCACTAAAAAAGTGCTGGACTGCCTGTATGAATTTTATCATTCAGAGAATCAGAGCGATGAAACTATCACGACTTGTATGCTCTTGTATGGTCCAAAAGCAGATCTGGAGGGCGATAGCTATGAAGTTGAGGTAGAAGATGGATTCGTCATGAAAGGTGTGTAATGGCTGGCGTAGAATTACGGGACTATCAGGAAGATGCTGTACGGCAAATGCGAAACGGCTGCATACTTTGTGGCGGTGTTGGTAGTGGAAAATCCAGAACTTCGCTGGCCTACTATTATGTTCGAAACGGTGGAGAACTTGGAACGGATGAGTATGTTCCTATGGATGATGTGAACATTAAGGATTTGTACATAATCACAACTGCCAGAAAACGGGATACATTTGAATGGGAAGAAGAACTCTCACCGTTTCTATTATCAACGGATAAAGAAGAGAATTTGTATACCAATAAGGTTGTGATTGATTCCTGGAACAACATCAAGAAGTATGCGGATGTTAAAGATGCTTTCTTTATCTTCGATGAGCAGCGTGTCATAGGCGCTGGAACATGGGTTAAAGCATTCTTGAAAATCGCCAAGGTAAATGAGTGGATATTACTATCCGCAACTCCTGGTGATACGTGGCAGGATTATATTCCGGTGTTTGTGGCTAACGGTTTCTATAAGAACAGAAGCGAATTTATCCGGGAGCATGTGGTTTACAGTCGCTTTAGCAAATTTCCAAAGGTTGACAGATATTTGAATACCGGGCGGTTGATACGACTGCGGAATAAAATTCTTGTGAACATGGATTTTAAACGACCGACCGTATCTCATCACGAGGATATATTTGTTAAGTATGATACGGACAAGTATAAGTACGCTGGTAAAAACAGGTGGGACCCGTTTAAAAAAGAGCCGATCATCAATGCTGCTGGACTTTGTTATGTGTGGCGAAAAATTGTCAATATGGATCAGTCCAGACAGATTGCGTTGCTTGAGATTGTGGAGAAGCATCCAAAATCTATTATATTCTACAACTTTGATTATGAATTAGAGCTACTGAAAGAAATTTTTACAGGATACGAGGTTGCCGAGTGGAATGGTCATAAGCACCAACCGGTTCCTACGGGCGATGCGTGGGTTTATCTGGTTCAGTACAATGCCGGAGCTGAGGGATGGAACTGTATCACGACTGATACGATTATATTCTACTCTCAGAATTATTCGTATAAGATCATGGCACAGTCTGCTGGTCGAATAGACAGGATGAATACACCATATACGGATCTGTATTACTACCATTTGAAATCCGGGTCTGGTATTGATCTTGCCATCAGTAAAGCATTGAAGGACAAGAAAACATTTAATGAAACGAGGTTTGTTAAGTGGAGACAATGATTTATAATCTGTGGATATTTTTAAAAATTTTATCTATTTTATCTATCAAGTTGAAAAGTATGTCTGCGGAAGATTTTTACAGTCTGCTAATAGAGTGTGACTATCAACAAAGATTATATGCAATTTTGTTAAGATATTACATGTGAGGTGGCCAATGGAAAATATTTACAAAGAGGTTGATTTCAAAACCTATTGCAAAACCTGCGAACATAAGGATCTCGAAGAAAAATTTGATCCTTGTAATGACTGTTTGGCAGAACCGATGAACGCAAATTCGGATAAACCTATTTACTGGAAGGAGGCTGAAAATGGTAGATAGTATCTTAGTTAGTGTTGATTTTTCAAACAAAAATGACACTGGAGTAATGGTTGTAGGAAGAAAACGAATGAATCAGTCTGTCGAGATTATCAATGCTTTCCAGGGAGATGAAGCGAGAGAACTTTATGAAAAGCTGGTAACAAAGAAAAAGAAGGAGGGTCAAAAGTGAGTTTTCAATACGATCAATATTTAGCTAGGCATCGAGCTAATGTGAAAAGGGGGTTCGACTGGCTTTCTGAAAATTTACCGGGACTTATGACAAATACCCTAACCGCCGGGTGGAATACAGAATTTGCTCATGATCAGTCTAAAAACGAACCGGATGAGTATGAGGCATACGATGCATATTTCTATGGTAACAATCGCTCTTATGAGGTTGTGCAGCGATATCAGCGAGCATGGTTACTTCATATTCACAGAAATCCTCATCATTGGCAGCACTGGATTCTTATTCATGATGATATGGAAGATGGCGAACTGGAGACCGTTTTGGAAATGCCATACGATTACATCATCGAGATGATTTGCGATTGGTGGTCATTCAGTTGGCAGAGTGGAAATCTCTATGAAATATTCAAGTGGTACGAGGAACATTCTAAGTATATAAAACTGGCGCAGACAACGAAAATCACAGTTGAGTATATTTTAGACAATATGAAGAAAAAACTTCAGGCATTGCAGTATGCGGATCAATCAGCTATTCAACCTGGAGCTTGATATTTGGAGGAGCTATGAACAGAACGACAAAAATAAACATCTTAGCATATGCTTCGGAGCCGGACAAGAATTATAAGTATGATGGTGATATCGTTGACTACAAAGGTAAAAGATATTTTGTAAGTCTGTCAGAAGAGCGAGTTGAATTTATTGGGATTATTAAGGAGGACAAGTAGAGTATGAAAGCGATTAAAGAAAACTGGAAACTCGTATTGATTGTGGCCGCTGGAATTGTAGCGGTTATTTTTATGTGTATCTTTGGAATTCAGGGATCACAGAACAAAGCGTTTGCATTGGAGGAGCAGGTCAATACGGCTGATTCTGACATCAAAGTACAGGAGAAAAGAAGAGTCGACCTTGTCTATAATCTGGCGGATTGTGTTAAGCAGTACGATAAGCACGAGGCAGAAACTCTTACAGCTATTGTAGAAGGGCGAGGAAAAACAACCAATCTTGAAAATGTAAACACTGCGATTGCTGCGGTAACTGAGGCATACCCGGAATTGAAATCCAACGAGAATTACAAAGAGCTGATGAACGAGTTATCCATTACGGAAAATTTAATATCTGGATACAGAGAAAATTATAATAAGCAGATCAAAGAGTACAACCGATATGTCCGGAAATTTCCGACTCGATTATTTTTAAATCTTCTCGGATATGAGGCTCGCCACTATGAGTACCTTAATTACAATGCGCCGGTAGACGCACCTCAGAACTTGTTCGGGAATTGATATTATGGGACGAAGAGGATTTGATTTTGGAGAATTCGAAATCACAAAACGGGAGATTTTAGCAAGCATATCCATAATTGCTGTTCTTCTTCTCATCGGATTTGTGATTTCCGGAAAGATTTCAAACTATATTCTGGATCGAAATGAGAAATACAATAAGGCTGTTAAAATTGAAGATTCCGGTTTATTTGAGTACGGGATGAGAACAAACATCGGCGATGCGTTTATTTATGGAGACTTAATAGCTGTAGATACGGTCTCTTATCCAGAAATTGGCGGCGAGTATATGTATGTGGAAAAAATAGAAGAACACTATAATAAACATACCAGAATCGTAACAACAACCGATTCAAAAGGGAAGACGCATACCAGAACAGAAACATATTGGTCTTGGGATTATGCTGGCAGCGAAGAGCAAAAATGCTTAGAAATTATGTTCCTGGAGCAGCGTTTTGATTCGAATAAAGTAGATCTTCCAAGTGCAGATTATATTAAAACTATAAACGAATCTCATTACGTCTGGCATAAATATTATGGTGTTAATACCCAGTATACCGGAACTGTATTCACCGAATTATGCGATAAAACAATATCGGATAATTCTCCATTTTACAAAGACAGCACCATAGATAAAACGATTGATTATTTAGAAACAGGTTTTGAATTGTGGATGTTTTGGGTGATTTGGATAATTGTAATTGGATTATGCGTATTCGGTTTCTATTATATCGACAACGAATGGCTTGAAAATTGAAAGGAGAAATTTTAAATGAAACAAAACATTATTGCAGTAGATTTTGATGGGACTTTATGCGAGAACAAGTGGCCGGAGATTGGTATGCCGAATGAAGAGCTTATCGAGTATCTGAAAAAGAGACAGACCAACGGAGAAAAGCTGATTCTCTGGACAAATAGAGTTGGAAATCGGCTGGATGAAGCAGTTAAATGGTCAGCCGAAAAAGGACTGGTCTTCGATGCTGTTAATGAGAATCTTCCGGAAATTGTTGAGGCATTCGGCGTAGATTCCAGAAAGATATTTGCGAATGAGTACATCGACGATCGTAACCGACTGTTAGAGTCATGCCGGGAAAAATCTAATATGGAATTATGGGCTGAAAATGAGATCGCTATCGCCTGCCGCAGAGAGAAACCGGACAGAAAAGATGGTGAGTGGGACTACGGCTGTGCTTGTTATGAGAGTGCATTAAAAGCATTCCGTTCACTTTGCGAGGATGGCCATTCAGGATTCAGCATTGGCTTAACCAAAGCAATCTTAAACCGTCTTATTGAAAATAAGCCTCTTCTTCCTATCGAGGATACAGATGATGGATGGAATAAATGCAATTTCGAAAGAAAAGATGGCTCCAAAGAGTATCAGTCTAAGCGGATGAGTTCATTATTCAAAAAAGTAAAAGAAGATGGTACTGTCGAGTATAATGACGTAAATCGGTACCATGGCGTAAATATTGAAAATCCGAATGTATCATATCACAGCGGACTGATCGATTCTGTCATGGGCGAACTGTATCCTATTATTATGCCGTATATGCCGTCTGATAGAGCATATAAAGTATATACCGAGGATTTCCTTACAGATCCTAAGAATGGCGATTATGATACTGTCGGAATTCTGTATGTAATCACCCCGTCTATGGAAAAGGTTGAAATCAACAGATATTTCAAAGAAGCTCCGAAAGGTTTTGCCGAAATTGATGAATCCGAATATGTAAAAAGGAAAATGAAGGTTCAGTGGGATGATTTATTATCTAGCGATTTTAAAGGAATTAAAGAAGCATTTGGATTCGAATTGCATGATTGGCAAAAGAAATATTTAAAAGGCGAACTTGATTCCTTCCCGAATGGTCGTGGAAATGGTAAAACATTTGCTATGAATTTAAAAGCACTTCTTGGGGATGGTGATACCGTTACATTCGATGAGTTAAAAAGAAGGCATCGAATGAGTAATCAAGAATGTATTTATGTTAACAATATTCTTGATATGAATGCAAAATTATGCGCTGCCGGTTTTACAACCAATATAATAAAAAGGCGGTGATGGCACCAATGGATCGAAATAGATTTATCCAGTGCATGAAAAGCAACATCGAGTTGTCGGATAAAGAGCGGCGAAGAATTATCAGAAAAAGCGTTGAGAGTCAGCCGTGGAAATTAAAGTGTACGATTGCTATGGAGGAATTCGCAGAACTTACGCAAGCGATCAGTAAACAGATTCGAGGGTATGATAACAGAATTGGACTTTTGGAAGAGATGGCGGATGCGTATATTTGCCTGGAATTCCTTAGGTCCATTTTTAATATCACGCCAGAAGAGTTGCAGAAAGCAGTTGATGTAAAACTGGAACGCGAAAGGAGAAAACAGAGATGAGTAAAGAGATTAAAATTGCCGGAAGTATTTCATTTGGAGGAAAGCGCCTCAATGTATATGGAGATCTGGACACTCCGCTGTTCAAAGCAAAAGATATTAGTCATGCTATCGGCTACAGCAGCGGTAACGAGTGGAGAATGCTCGAAATGTGTGAGGAGGATGAAAAGCTGAAACTACCTTTGGTAGTAGCAGGTCAGAGACGTTCCGTCAACTTCGTGACTGAGAATGGTCTGTACAATATCCTTGCTCAGAGCCGTATGGAAATTGCGAGATCTTGGAGACGTGTAGTTCATGACGAGCTTATCAAAATGCGAAAAGAAAAGGGCAGAAACATCGTGGAGCAGTTCGAAGAGTGGGATCACGCCATGGATAACATTTACTTCGACGAGGAAACCGGTCAGCTTATGCAGTCGGTCACGGTTCCTGGCGGAGATGTGATTCAGATTCCTTATGAGAAGGAAAAAGAGTAATTAAAACCGTGGGCTATGCTTAACACAGGAGCATAATAATCCAGATTGGTGGGGATCTGGATATTTTGAAAGGAGAACAAGATGATTTTATATGTGGTTCATGGAAATACCTATTACGATGGATATGGACATATAGAAAATATATTTGGTATCTATACAGAAAAAGACGTAGCAGAAGCAGCTAAAGATCTAATAATTAAAGAACTTTACGAAAAAGAAATTGCAAGAGGGCGGATGACCATCGTTGAGAATGTATCAGATATCGAAGTAAATATTTTGGAAATCGAAGCTGAAAAACTTGTAAATATCGAACTGGGAGGGTATTGCGAATGAGTATTAAATTAGAACATGTAGTTCTGGCGAGTCCGGAGCAGATGAAATTCATCGTTGAAGGCATGAGAAACCCGATGAATAGTTGGGGGAAGAGCGATAGCCGTACCTGTAGACAAGATGGGGCGTTTTGTATGGAATGTGAACATAAAAACGACTACTGTTTAGGAGAAAAAGATCACTCACTTATGCAGCGTTTATCCAATGCCGGTACAGATCATAGAAAGTTTATGAGAATGATGCCGGTATATGTGAGGATCACAGCGCCTTTATATTGGTAGTTCTTTCTGCCAATGAAACACTTTGCCTGTTTATCAGCAGGGGTCACGTTTTGTGGCTAACGGGGAACCACCCATTGGAATCCCGTGGGAAACATTTCAAAGCGCACATATATAACCTAAGGTTTTTCTATTATTATTTTAAGGAGGCGTTTATTATGACGTTTGATAAGATCATTGAATTTCTTAAATCTGATGATTACAGGAGTAGAGCGATTGGAGAATATTATTTTGTTAAGGATAAATATAATAAACTCCATTCGATGATTATAAAGAGAGAGGCTGGCAAGCTTGATTTTGAACCAAATTGTCCTATGGAACAGTGGAAATCACAAGCAAGTGCTATGGGGCAATATTTATACCAGCTTGAAATTAAAGCCGAGATTGAAGGCTATAGTTTGAATATAGATTAAAGTTTTACATTTAGAATGTGCGTTTTGAAATGAACCTGTAGAGGCTATCCCCTATGCCTTCTGGGCGGGGGAGTAGGGTTACTATTGATACGTAGCTGGGTTTTAGGAAACGAAGCCCATGAAAACCGAAATGGTGTCCTCACTATTTTTAGTGGGTAAAAGATAGTCCACTAATGGGAAAGAATTTGATACATATAAAGTCGGAACTGTCGCTAACAGCTGTAGTACAATGCACAAGATTACAGCGAAAGAATTCACGCTGGAGGATTTCTCAACGGAGCAATTGACCTGTGACGCGTTTTCATTAGAAGCGATCATTAACGACTTGAATATTTTCAGAGAAAGATATATTAACTATGATTTACTACCGCAAAAAGTAAATGATGAATTTTCCAGAAAAGATTACTGGTGGAATATAATTCAGCTTCTTCCGAGCAGCTATAACCAGACACGTAATGTCATGATGAATTATGAAGTTCTTGCGAATATTTATAAGAGTCGTCGAGGACATAAGCTGGATGAGTGGAGAGATCTCTGCAAATGGATTGAAGAACTTCCGTATTCTGAATTGATTACTGGAGGTACTGATGAAAAAATGGCGTAAATACATTTTATACATCTTAATTGTCACGATATTCGGTTCCATACTGTCTTTTATCAGAAACGAGAGCGTATTGATTTGTGATATTTACGTAATGATGGGTATTTTATTATTTGAAAAATGGGAGGATTAAATTTATGCATTTTACAGTTATTCAGATCATTATCATGTTTCTTATCGGCTATGTATGCCTATACTCACTGCTTGACCGGGTTATGAAGTGCATTGAACACTGCGCCACAGCCAGAGTATACAGACAGTTCAAAGAATCCGGGGCTATGATAGAAATGGATGATGTGGCAGATGGCATCGCAAAGTCAAAAGAGGAGAAAAATAATGGTGAGAAGAGATTTGATTAAAAACAAAGTCGTCGGACTTATATCCATTGTACTTGGAGCGTTGACAGTCCCTATTGAATATGACGCAACGTTCTTTTTATTTATGCTTATGTTAGGGATCTCGTTATTTGTGGCAAGAGAAAACTGGGTTTATTAAGGAGACGGCTATATGAGCAGGGCTGAAAGGAGAAGAGCGCAGAAGTGCGAGCAGAAATCTAAAACCGCTACATACAATCTGACAAAAGCTCAGTTAGATGCCCTGGTTCGAGAAAAGATATCTGGTGAATTGGATAGAGTTAAGCAGGAGGCTACGAACGATGCTATCAATCAGGCGATGATTCTTCTGCTTACTCTGCCGCTTGAAGTGCTGATGGATCACTATTGGACAAAAACATATGCAAAGCGGATTCCGGAGTTTACAGAGCATGTTCTCGAATATTATGAGAAGTGGCAAAACGATGAGTTAGATATGGACAAGCTCAAAGAAGATCTTTGGGTGTACGGCGGCGTACGATTAGAAGAAGTGTAGGGATAAGTAAATGATATTTGTAATTTTAGGAATTATTATCTTGGCAGCTATTCTTGTTTTTGGCGGATATATTGCTCTATCTGTTATAAATGCTGCCATGTGGATGGACGATTCTATGAGATGGGGAGGTAGAGATGATAGCTAAGGACGACAGAAAAAACGCAGAGGGTTACAACGATCCGACAGCTTACAATGCAATTAAGAATGTGGAGCAGGAACAAGACAAAGACGACGTGAGGTTTCATCAATTACTAAACACTCTGTTTTCGCTTTGTGAATTGGCAGATTTCCACATCGAGGGTCGAGTTGTACTTAAAGACAATAGAACAGGAAAGGTTTGGAGGTAGGTGCGATGAAAATCTGTAAGGTAAGACCCGATCGCTCGACATGTTCTGCTTGTGTAGCTACTCAAGAAATGTTCAATGTGGTTGACGATTGCGGTAAATGTAAATTAAATACTGATACTTACGAATTATTGCAGATCGGAACTGGTTTTTGGAGCGGTAACTATGCAATGGTTCAAAAGGACGGCGAAATTACCAAAGTACCATTAAACCGTGTTTATGACGTAAAGGAGAGTTTATGACGACTATGGAAGAATTACAGAAAGCGTGTGAAAATCTGGTGGAAGCGTGGAACAAAGCTTTGGAACCGATGGAGAAACTGGCTAAAGCTTTGAATGAGGCCTCCGCACATATGTATGATTCTGAGGAAGAGACTCGTAAAATTTGCACCGGTCGGAAGCATAAATTTGTAAAGCGTGTGTCTGATTCTAAGATGTCTACGTACAATTACAAGCCTGCCATGAGACGTAATTTGCCGTATCAGAGACGTAATTTCTGATCGATTTTAGCTAATCTAGGTTAAAAATCTTTGTAGTAGCAGGTCAATTTTCTGCCCACTTTTGGGTTTTGGAATTTGACCAAAGCCCACTTATTTTTGACCAGGGCGGTTATTTTTGAAAAATTTTGGGTAAAAATCGGTCATTTTGGTCAGATTTGTGGTCAAATGCCCGGTTTCTGCCCACTTTTAAAACCCCACTTTGGCCAGAAGAAACCCAGTATTTATGCGGGTTTGCGGGCTTTTTGCCCACTTTCCCACTTTTAATACAAAACTATTATGATAAAAAGTTTAAATATATATAATAGTTTGCGAATAAAAGTGGGTTTTTGGCCAGAAGCGAGAAAGAGGTGATATTCACGAATGAGAAACGCAAAGTGACATGGAAAGATATTTTCGAGAATTTTAAATCAGTGTATCCGCGGTTGTCAAAAGAAGCTCAAGATTATCGTCCGTACAATTACATGAGCATCGTCATATATTTAGAAGATGGCAGCCGAGTGGTATATGATGATCTTATGAAGCGAGCACGAATGCTTGCTGTTTGAAGAGGATTATCTTTCATTTTCAAGTCAACCATGATATACTCAAAGTGTCATATTTTTATTGCGTCCAAAAAATCCTTATAAAGAAGAGAGGGATATGATGAAAACGTTTGACATTGTTGGTTGTGAAAAGATCACTGATATTTCTCAAAAGCAAGAGTATAAAAAACTTATGCTTACGGATGAACAGAAAATACAAATTAGTGGGTTGTTGCAGCAATTCCCCACACTCTTAGCAACGGAGAAACTAAGTGATGCATATATCGTTCATTTTCCAAATGGGGTGGATGGCCATTTGATGAATTATGCTAAGGGTGGAGTCGGAACACCGATTCAAGATAACACAGGAAATATCATCGCTCATGCTTCTTTAGAAAAAAACAATGCCGGACTGATTGCGATAGCACAAGGATTTGCTGTAATGTCGATTATCACCAGTCAATATTTTTTGACTGAGATTAGTCATCAGTTAAAAGAATTAAGCAAAAGTATTGATAAAATTCTTGAATTCCTTTACGGAGATAAGAAGGCTGAGTTAATCGCAGAAGTTAGTTTTACAAAATATGCATATGAAAACTACGCTTCTATAATGGCATGTAATGAGCAAAGGACCGCAACCATTAGCAGTCTTCAAGCTGCTAGGAAAGTTGCAATGAAGGACATCGAATTTTATATGTCTGATTTAAACGATACAGTCAGTGAAACAAGCGATTTGCAGGAATGCGTTGATAAGGCTTTTAGAATTAAAAGTTGCTTAGAACTTTCCATGCAGTTACATGTTATGAGTAATTTACTAGAGATTTATTATTCGCAGAATTTTGAGAATACACACATTCAATGGATTGAAAACAATGTTGTTGAATATTTGATTAAATGCGAAAAACGAATGCTTAGTGGATTTAGTAAATTGAGCGCAAGTATTCATGATTTTAAAAACGGACCATTGAAGAAAATAGATAAAATCGCGTTGGGAGACGTGGTTAATGACGTTATAGATTCTTTCGGAAGTGGTAGAGAATCAGATATGCATAAACAATTTCTTTCAGCATTACATTCAATGGACAAAGATATGAAGTGCTATATTGATAAAGATGCGAATGTGTATTTAAAAACATCTTGATAATAAATAATTCAGTTATTTTGAGCAGAGATACTTTAACCGGTGTCTCTGTCTTTTTTAATGCTCTTTTTTGCGCGCGAAAAAAACATGCCCTTTTATGAAGAGAGAGGATAAATAGGCATTTTTATTAAATGTCACATTCTCTTTTAGTTTTTAGAAAATTGAAGGGAGGCTCTACTTATGTTAGAAAACAAGTTCCAGGCAAATTTGATTAAGGAACTGAAAGAAAGATTTCCTGGTTGTATCGTGATGAAAAATGACCCGACCTACATTCAGGGAATTCCAGATTTACTGGTTCTACACAAAGACAAATGGGCTTCCTTAGAATGTAAAAAAAGCGCTGGCGCAAAGAAGCAGCCGAATCAAAAATATTATGTGGACCGTATGAATCAGATGTCGTTTTCAAGATTTATATGTCCAGAGAATAAAGAGGAGGTACTGGATGAACTTCAACAATCATTCGAACCTTGAAGGACAGCACGCCTTTCTTGGTGCCAGTAAATATCACTGGATAAGTTATGGTGAGGATAAAGTGGCGGAAGCATATCGAAATTTCCTTGCCACACAAAAGGGAACTGTATTACATGCATTTGCAGCACAGTGCATCATGCTCAATCAGAAATTGCCAAAGTCAAAGCAGACACTGAATATGTATGTGAACGATGCCATCGGATTTAAGATGACACCGGAACAGATCCTTTACTATTCCGATAATTGTTTTGGCACAGCCGATGCGATTTTGTTTTGGAATAATTTTTTAAGAATTCACGATTTGAAGACCGGAAAGATTCCGGCACACATGGAGCAGCTTGAAATATATGCGGCTCTTTTTTGTTTGGAATATAAAGTGAAGCCTGGGGATATTGAAATGGAATTGAGAATCTATCAGAACAATGAAATTCTGTATCACAACCCTACGGCTGAAGAAATTGTTCCAATCATGGACAGAATTATTACTTTTGATAAGGTGATCAAGAAAATCAGAGAACAGGAGGGGTAAGCTATGAATTCCATTGTGGAAGATATTTTAATGCATTATGGTATGCCACGGCGTTCTGGGCGTTACCCTTATGGTTCTGGAGAAAATCCATATCAGCATAGTGGAGATTTTCTTAGCCGTGTCCAGGAATTGAAAAAATCTGGAATGAGCGAAACCGACATCGCTAAGAATATGGGTTTGACCACTACACAGCTTCGTACTCAGATGAGCCTTGCTAAAGATGAGCGTCGTGCGCTCCAGGTGGCAACCGCAAAAGGTCTTCGGGAGAAGGGTTATAGTTTAAATGAAATTGCCGATAAGATGGGGTTTGCTAATGACTCATCTGTCCGCTCTTTACTGAACGAGATTTCTGAAAACAGAATGAACCAGGCTAAAGCCACTGCTGATGTTCTGAGAAAGCTCATTGAAGAAAAAGGAATGATCGATGTCGGAACCGGCGTTGAAAGAGAACTTGGCGTGTCAAAAGAAAAACTTAACCAAGCTCTTTACATGTTGGAACTGGAAGGTTACCCGATTTATGGAGGTGGCGTTCCGCAGGTTACCAATCCTGGAAAGCAGACAAATATCAAGGTCATTTGTCCACCTGGTACCGAGCATAAAGACATTTATGATTTTGAGAATGTCCATTCTGTAAGAGATTACATCTCCTATGACAATGGTGAATCCTTCAGAAAATCTTTCGAATATCCGGCCAGCATGGATTCAAAGCGTTTGCAGATCCGTTATGCCGATCAGGGCGGTGTCGATAAGGATGGTGTAATTGAACTTCGTAGAGGTGTGAATGACCTGTCTTTAGGTGACTCCCACTATGCGCAGGTTCGTATTATGGTAGACGGAACCCACTATCTTAAGGGTATGGCTGTTTACTCTGATAATATGCCGGATGGTGTTGATGTAATTTTCAACACTAATAAAAAATCTGGAACCCCGACCAAAGATGTTCTTAAGAAGATTAAGGATGATCCGGATAATCCGTTTGGTTCCCTAATCAAGGAGCATGGCGGTCAGAGTTACTATGATGATCCAAAAGGTAAGTATACAGATCCTGTAACGGGAAAGAAACAGTCCCTTTCTCTGATCAATAAGAGAGCGGAAGAAGGTGATTGGGGCGAATGGAGTAAGACTCTTCCGTCACAGTTCCTTTCCAAGCAGAGTTTGACACTTATTAAAAAACAGTTAGGTTTAGCAAAAGCCGATAAGCAGGCTGAATATGACGAAATCTGTTCACTGACAAATCCTACAGTGAAGAAAGCTCTGCTGAAATCATTTGCTGATGATTGTGATGCGGCCGCCGTACATTTACAGGCAGCGGCGTTACCTCGGCAGAAGTACCAGGTAATTCTCCCATTAACGACAATCAAAGATAATGAGGTGTATGCTCCGAACTACAAAGATGGAGAAACTGTTGCTTTGATTCGATACCCGCATGGTGGAACTTTTGAGATTCCTATTCTGAAAGTCAACAATAAACTGGATGAAGGAAAGAGCGTTCTCGGAAATACACCGGCGGATGCAATCGGTATCAATAAGAAGAATGCAGACCGTTTATCTGGAGCGGATTTCGATGGTGATACCGTAATGGTAATTCCTTGTAACTCCACGAAGAGTAAGGTAAAGATTACTTCCACTTCTCCATTGAAAGGTTTGGAAGGTTTCGATACCAAAGATGCTTATGGCGGAACTGTTAAAAAAGATGCCGATGGTGTGGATCATTACTATCGTAATGGCAAAGAGTACAAGATTATGAGGAATACCCAGACAGAAATGGGTAAAGTATCGAATCTGATTACTGATATGACTTTAAAGGGAGCCACACAGGATGAATTAGCGAGAGCAGTTCGCCACAGTATGGTTGTAATCGATGCCGAGAAACACAAACTGGATTATAAGCAGAGTGAAATCGATAACGGTATTGCTTCTCTTAAGAAGAAGTATCAGGGAAATGTGGATTCAGAAGGTCGTTACCATGAAGGCGCATCTACCCTCATTTCAAGAGCAAAATCCGAGACACAGGTTCTTAAGAGAAAAGGTTCTCAAACTATCAATGAGGATGGCTCTCTGTCATACAAGTCTGTTAAGGAAGAGTATGTCGATAAGAATGGAAAAATCCAGGTGAGAACTCAGAAGAGTACGAAAATGGCTGAAACAAAAGATGCTCGTACTCTTTCTTCAGGTACCCCCCAGGAAGAAGCTTATGCCGACTATGCAAATTCTATGAAGTCTTTAGCTAACCAGGCTCGTAGAGAGATGATGAGTACCGGTAAAATCGCTTACTCTGCTTCTGCTAAGGCGACTTATTCTGAAGAAGTAAAGTCTTTAAATGCTAAGCTGGACTTAGCTTTGGCGAATGCTCCTAGAGAGCGACAGGCTCAGACAATGGCGAATGCTACAGTTGCGGCTAAAAGAAAAGACAATCCGGATATGACGAAAGCAGAAGTTAAGAAGGCTAGTCAACAGGCTCTGGCACAGGCAAGAAGTTCAGTTGGAGCCAAGCGATCTAACATTGAAATTACTGATAAAGAATGGGAAGCCATCCAGGCCGGAGCAATTTCTGAGAATAAGCTTACACAAATTCTGAACAACACGAATACTGATACTATTCGTCAGAGAGCAACTCCTCGTGCAAGCACAGCTCTGAGCACAGCTAAACAGAATCGTATCGCTGCACTTAGCGCGTCCGGCTATAGCACTTCAGAGATTGCGGAAGCTCTTGGGGTTTCTTCTTCGACAGTTTCTAAGTATTTGAATGGAAAGGAGTGAGCTAAGTAAGATGAGGTTTGCACTTACAACTTTTGATAATCCTTATGATCCATTTGAACAGTTCACTCAGTGGTTCATGTTTGATGAGGAAAAGGGTTATCACACGACTGCTTATCTTGGTCGAATCGCTCGAACATCGGATCAGTTATCAGATGAAGAGAACAACAAGGAAGTAGAACGAGCTATTGATGAGATAATTCGTTATGATTTCCAGAACATCTATCGAAAGGTTACAAGTAAATCAGAACCAAATGAACATAAAGAAAAAGCTTCCTAAAAGTGATTTCATCGGCATATCAAAAGCCGAAACCGCCAGTATATAACTAAAAGGGGTATAGGGGGGTGTCTAAAAAACATACCCCCATCCATATCGCGGCGGTCTTTAAAATTTCCCCGGAGGGCATTTTTAGGGAGCCTTTTCAGCTGTTCCAGTGTTTACAAGGGTCTATAACTCATGATATTTGACAACGGTTTCTGTGGGATCGGCTCAAAGTTAGTTCTCCTTTCGTTGAGTAGCATTGTCATGATTTGTAGGTCCTTTTAAATACTGGAAAAGTATGTGAGAACTATCACAGAAGTAACGAACAACTAAATGGAAGGAGGCATCAACTTTGAGGAAAGCAAAGCAATCCGAGTCTTCTAGGATGATGCGTCCAGCATTAACGCCAGAAGCGAGAGAAAATCAGCTTGTTTCATTGGCAGTTGACTTGGCTGAAAAGCAGTTACGAGAGGGAACAGCTTCGTCGCAGGTGATTACTCACTATTTAAAGCTCGGTTCGACGAAAGAAAGAATCGAAAAAGAAATTTTGGAAAAACAGAAGGAACTGATAGAGGCGAAGACACAGAATCTGAAATCTATTGAAAATTCTGAGAAGCTGTATGCGGATGCATTAAAAGCATTTCGTGGTTATAGCGGTCATGGAGATGAGGCGGATGATGCTTAGATGCTATTCAGAACTCTTGCGGATTCCAACCTTTAAGGAACGATACGAGTATCTTCGTTTGGATGGAGTAGTTGGCGAAGAGACTTTCGGATTTGATAGATACCTTAATCAGATATTTTACAATTCTCAAGAATGGAAGGACATTCGGAGAAAAATTATTATTCGTGATAATGGATGTGATCTAGGATTGGATGGTTACGAGATTCGTGGAAAGATTCTTATTCATCATATGAATCCAATAAGGCAGCAGGACATACTGTTGCGGACTGATTTGGTTCTGAATCCAGAGTATCTAATTGCAACAACTTTATCGACCCACAATGCTATACATTATGGAGATGAGAAACTACTTTTAACAGTTCCAAATGAACGACGAAAAAATGATACATGCCCATGGAGGCATTAGGAGGAAAATTATGGAAGGAAACAAGAAGCCATTTATGGGTGTTGTGGTAAATTGTATGAATTTAAACATTCGCAAAGACCCGACGCAGGCATCCAGATCATTAGGAATCATCGGCTCGGATACAGTTGTGAAGGTATGCGACGATGAGTCTGTTTCTGGTTTTTATAAAGTAAAGACTGGGGACGGTATCAGCGGGTATTGTATGAGTGAGTTTATAAAACTCTGTTAGATGGAGGTGCGATCATGAATATTACAGATAGTGTACTGACATCAATCAAGAAATTACTCGGTATCGCAGAGGAGTATGAACATTTCGATGCAGATTTGATCATGCACATCAATTCTGTGTTCTCAATTCTTACACAGCTTGGTGTCGGTCCATCCAAAGGTTTCATGATCGAAGATAAGAGTGCAACGTGGAAAGATTTCATTTCTGATAGATCCAAATACATGCTTGTCAAATCTTATATGCATTTGAAGGTCAAACTTCTTTTCGATCCGCCGCTTAGTTCGGCAGTGCTGGAGTGTTATAAAACACAAATCAGCGAGTACGAATGGCGGTTAAATGTTGCTGCGGAAAACGATGATACCGCTCCAGATGA